ATGCCTACAGTAAAGATTATAGTTCTTAAACATCAAAAAAGAGAAGATAATACTTGGAATGTCAAGATTAGAATTACGCATGATAGGAAGTCTGCTTATATTGCAACTTCTCATTATGTTGGTATTGATCTGATTAATAAAAAGACTTTCGAGTTGAAAGAACGAAATAATCCTATTTATGATCAGTTAATGATAGACGTCCTAAAAATCAGGGAGGAGCTATCCAAGTTAGGACACACGATAGAACTGTATTCTGCAAAGGGATTGTGTGAGTTGATGAAGGAGAAACTTGCGAATAAACCTGATGGGGTGAATTTTTTTGATTTTGGCTATTCTTTTGCTGAGAAGATGCTGAAAGAAGGTAAGAGAACTGGGGAAAACTATCGTATTGCTGTGCATAAGTTTGAGGAATTTATAGGCAACAGGAATTTACAGTTTTCTGATATAACTTCATCCGTATTGATGAAGTATGATGAATATTTGAGAGGTTTGCATTCAAAACGTGGTATCGGGAACATTTCTGATTCGGGAGTCCGGTTGTATACTTCTAAAATACAGGCTATATTTAATAGGGCTAAATTGGAGTATAATGATGAAGATTTAGGAGTCATACGTATTGCTAACAATCCATTTGCAAAATATAAGATTCCGAAAAATCCAATAACTAGAAAGCGTTCGTTAACCGTTGAACAAATACGGGCAATAAAATCTTATCGTGTTCCCGATAATATGACGGGAGTAATGCTAGCTAGAGATGTGTTTATTATGTCTTTTATCATGGTTGGAATGAACTCTGTAGATATGTACTATGTGGGTGTGCCTAATAATGGACGATTAGAATATGAACGTAGAAAAACTATGAACAGACGTGATGACCGGGCTTTTATCTCAATTAAGGTTGAACCTGAGTTATTGCCGTATTTAGAGAGATATAAAGATTCATTAGGAGATCGTGCGTTTAACTTTTTTGTAAGATATTCTACACATAAACAGTTTGTTCATAAGGTTAATGCTCATTTGAAAAAAGTAGGAGATGAATTAGGAATACCAGATTTGACTCTTTATGCAGCGCGCCATTCATGGGCTACTATTGCCCGAAATGATTGTGGTATATCTTTGGATGATGTCGCCATGTGTTTGAATCATAAATCGGGTCATGATGTCACCGACACCTATATAAAGAAAGATTGGAGTATTATAGATCGTAATAATAGAAAAGTTATAGATTACGTATTGGGAGAATAAAAATAGCCCGTTTTTTAGACGGGCTAATTTTAATGAGTGGTATATTTTCTACTTCCATTGTGGTGAATATGGCTAATCATCCAATGAATGTTGATTCGTGATCTTTGTTAAATCCTTATCGAAATAATATATCGTGGAATTTATGACCTTACTTCCCATTTTATTATTTCCTCTGCATGTAAACTTGACAATATAACCATTGAAATCACCCTTATATGTTTTATCTTTTGTATCGTATATATTTTGTAGGCTATCTCTAATCTGCTCCAGTATCGGAATACTATCTGCCATTATTTTAGTCCTTTTTCCGTAAAGTATGGGATAGTCTTTCCAAACATCATATTTCATTATTTGATCTTTAGTTTCTGCTATCTGGTCCTTGATTGTTTTAGCTTCTTCTGTATCCATGAAAAATGTAAAGGTAGAATCTACTTTAGACATTTCTACAAACTCGTAACTATCCCAGTCATTCATCGTAGTTTTTAGTTTGGCTTCGATAAGCTCTCTTGCTTTGTCTTCATTTGATTTCCCACATGAACAAAGTGCAGTGATTACACATACTAATAAAATGATCTTTTTCATAAGCTAGTTTTTTAATTATCCGATTTTATTTGATTTTTCAAGATTACATTTTTGGCAAAGTAATTGTAAATTCTCAACGCTTGTATCCCCACCTTTAGAGAAAGGAATAATATGATCTAAGTGCAAATTTTCATTCGATCCACAATAAACGCATTTTCCTCCATCTCTATTCCAAACAGTATCTACAACATCTTTTGGTATTGGAGGACGTTTGTTTGCTTCTGGAAATATCTCGCCTTCATCTATAAGCTCTTGGAGAGCTAATTTTTCTATTTCTCTTTTCTTTTTCTTTTCTAGCAATTTAGCTTTTATTTTGTCTTTCTCGATCTGTTCTTTATTTCTTTCGTATTGAAGTTGTGTATTAGCTTCTCGCAACTTTTCCAATAAATTTTTGCTTTCAATCTGACTCATAGTGAGTTCTGAGCTGCATTCATTATATTTTGCCCGGAAATATTTAGCTTCCGATACAGCTTTATCTAAGAAGCCTACGTATTTCTTATTTTCTTCATTCTCTTTAAAGATAGTGTTATATTGATTTGTTAGCCTATCAAATTTGCGCTTTATTACCGAATATCTATTACAGGTATATATTTGAGCAAGTATTGCAATAAATATAAATATGATTAACCATGCTCCCATACTTATCTTCTTCTAGGTCTTTGTAATTCTATAACGTTAAAAATCTGCTTTACTTCTGCTAGATCAATCACTCGGTCAGGATACATACTATTTAAAGAATGTATTGTGATTGTATGATTATCCATATTATGATCTATGATTCTCTTTACGAGTATTCCTTCTTCATGTACAATAACGAAATCCCATTTAGTATAATGTAGCTTTGATTCTACCCAGTATTGGGAATATATTTCTCTACATAATAATCTGTCACCTTCTAAGTAACTTTCTTCGGTTCCGTCATTCATACTATCTCCCCTTACTTCAAAAGCTACATAGTTTCCTTTGGCTTCGTGGTCTATAATAAATGGTATGGTTGGGAGAGTTTCCATGTATGCGGCATCTTGATATCCGCATAGGTATCCTGCTTGTGCGTATTGGCTCACTAATGGTACGTTTATAATATGGCTTTGGTTGAGTGGTATTGCTTCGCTTATGTTTGCTTTAGCAATATTATCGCTAGCTTCGTTGGATACAAAATACTCAGATACTTTTTCTATACCGAAAACGTTTACAATGTTGTTGTAAAGTTCCTCTGTTAGAGGTTTTTTGCCGCTTTCTATTTCTGATAAATAGGCTTGCTTAATGCCTATTTTCTCTCCGAAATCTTTTTGTCTAAGTTTTAGTGACTTCCTTAAAGATGCGATATTGATTTTATTCATAATGTTAATTATTGTTATTATAGCGATAAAATCTTGCGATAAATAGCGATATATCGCAAGAAGATGATATCTTTGCAATGTCAATCAATCAATCAACACTGCAAAGGTGCGAATATTGTGCGATAAAACCAAATTATTTACATAACTAAAAATAGGTAAGGCAATGAGAAATAGAGATTATGAACTAGTAAAGAACGGCAAATATAATATGAAAGCCATCATGCAGAGAGCTTGGGTATATGTACGCCAGTACGGTTATTCTCTTAAATCTGCCTTGCGTACTTCTTGGGTGGACGCTCGTTTGGCTATGGATGAATATGTAGAATCATTGAAGCCGAAAGCGATTGAGTCTAAACAGGGTAATGTGTTGAAAGCGTTTTTCGCCAATAAGTATGCTAACTACGATAGTTCTTGGAGATAATGAGCATTATTCTATTGATCACTTTTACTATCGTAAGACTGATGTACAAAGAACTAAAATAATATTAATATACGATTATGAAAAAGAAGAATTACAGCGTAATGGGATTAGTTCAGAAGGCTATCATAGATAGCATGAACTTTTCGAAAGAGAACGGGTCCCAGATATTTATCGAAGTATCTCCCCATGTTAATTCCGTTCAGTTTTATGCTTATCAAGATAGGTGGGAGTTTTCTAAGAAAAGGGAGTTTGACTTTCATATCTATACACGGGGTAGTTTGTCTCCTACTGTAAAAGAGGCTAAGAAGATGCTTAAACCTATTTACGATTTCATTAAACAAAACTCAGATAAGCAATAGGTTTAGTATAACAATATGGAAATCCCTAAAAGGGAAACCAGTCGGGCGGATTTATAAAAAAGCTTGCGTAGACGTAGAGAATATTCTACGCAAGTACTACTAAATTAAATAGTTCTTTGACATATTGGTTCATACGAAAAGAAATTCAACCGTAGCAGGAATGCCGTGATCGGTTGAAGGTTCGAATTAGTTACATATATCACTTGGAAGTCCGAAAAGTCTTTATCAGTAAGCATATAGCAGGTTAGGCGAGCTATAACGCTATCTAAGTGATTCAACATATAGCCCGTCGCGTCTCGATACGTGGGAGAATCCGTAGAAGGTATCGCGGGCACTAACTTTAATTGATATGATTATGATAAAAAAAGTAGTTCGGTATTTTAGAAAGCGCAATGATATGAGATTGCGCAAGTGGTGTATGAAATTAGTTGTATGTAGACCTCAAATTGGCGGCAACATTGAAGATGTCGCCAATGAGGTTTACGAATGGATCAAAGGGACTCCAAATAAATTAGGGGGAAATATTATGGAAATAAAGAAAGGACAAAAATTTCTTTGTATAAAAACAGTAATAATGGATGATGGAGATGGTGAAATAGCTTATTTAGAAGGAGATATATACATTTCTGAAAATGATAATTGTATAACCGATATTAAAGGGCACAAATATCATGAGTGGAATAACTTTGGTATTGACAGATGGAATTGTTTTTTTAAATTAATTGACTAGTAACAATAATCTTAGGGCTTATACATCTATCGAGATGTATTGAGTTGTTTTGTCGTGTTTTATTTTGTGTTTGTGTTGTAGGGTGTGCCGTTCGTGAGAATAGCGCACCTTTTTAATTGGATAAGTGGCGGAATTGGTAACGCTTAGTAGAGTAAGATTGTAAGCCAGACATTCTGTAACCATTCAGTGAGGCTCTTGAATTTACATTCCCGGTTCGAATCCGGGCTTATCCACTAATAATAATCAAATAATTAATCTTATGGCAAAAAGGATAAAGACAATAACAGGAGATTGGGTAGATTCAATTAGTAAGCTATCTATAAATGAACCAGCTAGAGTTTTAGATAGTAATTATGATCGTGTTATGAGTTCTGCTCGTTATCGACTAAGACGGAAAGGTATTGAAATAGAGACCGTTGGAGATAAATACTTTATAGGTAAAACAAGGTTTTTTAATATTAAAAGGATATCGTGATGGAACCCTTAACTCAATGTGAGTATCAAGTAGCACATGAAGTTGCAAAAGGGCATACTCCTTCTGAAATAGCTGAATTGCTCCAAAAGTCAATATGGACAATAAAGGCACAGATTAGGGATATTCATAAGAAGTTAGGCATTAACAATAACGTAGAGCTTACTTTATTCCTGTTATGTGATAGGACTAAAAGAAACTTTGATTTGAAGGAGATTAGGAAGCACGGTATTGAGTTATTTTTCTCTGTGTGGTTTGTGGTAATAGCTGTTACACCGGATTATCAAATGGACATGAGACGTTGTAGGGTACGATCTAATGCAAGGACTTCGGTACGAGCAACTAGAAGTAGAAAGGACTGTGATTCATTTTATATCATCTAGTATTAATCCAAAAATAAAGTTTATGAGAAAGTTGATATTAAACATTGTTCTGCTTAATATTTTAGCAGCTCCTTGTATACTCACTTTTAACGATATAGATCAGGAAACAAATGATTGGAATTATACAATTAATATAATAGGTATTATATACTCTATTTGGTTCTATAACTATATCCTTAAGCCAATATTTAAACCACTATTTAGAAAGGAGGAATTATGAAAAGGACTATGCCCGAAGAATTTATATTAAATCTAATAGATTATGCAAGAGGTATTGGTCGCAAAGAAGAACGAATAAATTCTTTCAAGGAACCTAAATTTATATCACAGAATCAAGCTCATATTTCATACGGAAAAGGGAATGTAACAAAATGGGTAAAACAAGGTATAGTAAAAAGGTATAAGGATGCAGATGGTAAACTTCGTTCTAGTGTGCGGTATGATGTGTTAGAACTTGAATCCGCAGCATTCAAATGTAATTATATGCAAATGTTATCTCCATTGGCAAAAGCTGAAATGAGGGAGATTATAGATCAATAATTTATAGTTTAATCCTAATCATGGAGTAAAGGACTCCGTGCGGTATCCAGTCCGCTATTTAAGTTTTGAATTATCCCGGTGTCCGTTGGTTCGGTATCCGGGAACTATTTTATTAACTATTTTAATTATAATGAATATGGACGATTTAGCTATTAGAGAACGAGAATCCTCATTTGTGATTCAAGCAGCAGACCTAAGTAAAAATGATCTTCCTTCTTTGGAAGATGCGCAAGAATTACCGATTGACCTTTGCGGAAACTATTGGACACCAGAGAAACCGGGTGAATTTAGAAAAATGTACTTTGTAGAAATCAAACCTCAAAAGGTATTGAGTGCTACTAGTCCGGATGAATTAATAGATTTGGATTGTGCTACTTTCTTAGAGAAATCAGCAGATGGTACGGTGCAGACGGTTACAAATGGCTCTCGTAGATTGGTTGGTATTCTTGAACAGTATATTGAGAACGGATCACTTAAAAGTGGCATGCCTCTTAAAATAACCTACATGGGCAAGCGTAAGAACAAAACGAATAACTTCCAGTCAGATAATTGGTCTGTAAAACCTTTGCGTGTTAACTTGCCTGTTGCCGGATGATAGATTTTAATTTGGACGATTGCGCAGAAGGGGAAGAACTCAACCCTTCTGCTTATAATCCGGAAGATTATCCCACCAAAGAGGAGATGCTTGATTTTATCTCTTTGAATTGCAATAAGCCACCTGTTAATATTGATTTGAAGGAATTGAGCGTTAACGGAGTAGTAAAGCGTGATCCTATGGAGATGTATTTGAAAAGCGATCATATTTCCTCTTCCAATTTGAAAAATGCTCTTAAAACTCCACGATCCTTTTATTATGATTACGAAAGGACATTTGAAGAGAAAGAAAAACCTTGTTTTCAGTTAGGGACATTTGCCCACATGGCATTTTTGGAACCACGTTTATTCGAGCTTGTCAAAGTAGAACCTAAGTGTAACCAATCATCTAAAGAAGGCGTGCTTGGAATGATTAAGTTCTATAATGAATTGCTCCAGAATGATAAGAATTATGTTCCAGATGTCGAAGAAGAAATACCTTCTGAAAGGTGGAATTTCTGTGATCTGAAAGACTTTCGTGATAATAAGAAACAGAAGTGCATTGATTTGGGATACTCGTTTATCAGTGATGAAATGAGTATGATAATTAAAGCTCTTGAAAGAAACTATTATTGGTATGGTGGCGGCATCATCAAGCAGCTTTTGAAAGGTGCATACTCAGAAGTATCGTTCTATGGCAAGGATGAAGAAACGGGACTTAATGTAAGGGTCCGACCGGATTATTTCAATGTAGAGGAAAATATCGGTGTAAACGCAGTTATTTCCTTTAAGACCACACGTGCCGACGATCTCGGCAAGTTCTACTATGATTGTGCCAAGCTCAAATATGAGCTTTCAGAAGGAATGTACCAAGAGGTTATGAGTAGCGTTACTGGACGAAACTTTAATGTAACAATCATGATCATGTTACAGACGGTTGAACCATACGATGTCGCTGTTCTCTTCTGGTCGCCCGATGATTTGGCAAATGGTAAGTATAAATATAGATATGCTCTCTCAATCGTAAAAGACTGTTTCGATAAGAAATGGTTTCCCGGATATGACGCTAAAGCCGAAGAAGGAGCTAGAGGTATTATTGATATGCAGCTCCCGGAATGGAGTCAAAAGATGCTTCATCCGGTGGCTATTGATGATTTTGAATAATGGAATTATGCCAAACGGATATTCAAACGATAGAGCGCCTACTTAGACAATGCTCTGATAAAATAGAGAAATATGCTCCTAAAACATCTCCCGATCAGGATTTATGTAGAAGGTGCAAAAAAATGCTTAAGAAATTAAATACTAAGAAACAATGATTGATTTAAAAGACTATGTACCGGAGGAACTTAAATTTAAGCTCCCTACCACCGTGAAATTTCCCGAAGTGATTTTCTCTGATTGTGTCTCTATGGACGATGTAAAGAAGAAGCTTGCTGAGAGTTTCGTTACCATTCAGGAGAAAGATGTAATCGCTAACCGGGTGATGGATGATTATGAAATATCAACTATCCGTGCGAATTATGGTGAGATTGCCGAGGAACAGATGCCGGAACTTGAAGCACAGTTCGAAGCATTGAAAGCAAAGTTCAATACCGAGAAGAAAGAATTTGAGGCAAAGATTTCAGCTTTAAATACTCAGTTTAAAGACCTTGTAAACCTTGCAAAGAAAGGTGTGAAGGATTATCCTTTGAAGATGATCGATACTTTCCGCATTCCGGTTATGGGGTATTACTTGTATTACTCATGGGTGAATGACGCTTTTCGTCTGGCATTAGTTCAAGAAATTCCGAAGCATGAATACAACGATCTGTTTAATTCCGGAGAAAAAAATCAAGAGGCATTCAAAGAATTGGGATATGAACTGCCAAACGTTGATTTTAAAGATACTCGTAAGAATGTCCGCCAATTCGGAGAAGGAGAGGATATAATCGAGGTATGGGAGGAAGATGGTCAAGATGTATGGCTGGAGCAATGGATTGAAGATTTCGTGAATGAGGATAACGGTGAAATAGTTCCTATTGAACGCCACGAATGGCATCGAGTTCCAATCGAGGAAAGTCCGTGGAGAAAGGAGGAGGAAAATGACGAGACTAGCACACAAGAAGGGGAGACCGACGAAATACCGGAAGAGTCTGAGGAATAATCCTTATTGGGAGGAAGTAAAACGCAAGGTCCGAATCCGTGACGGGCACAAATGCCAAATGTGTGGTAAGACATACAATTTGGAGATTCATCACAAGACCTATGACGTAGCTGGATATTCTATAGTAGGGCATGAATTAGACTTCTTGTATTGCCTTGAAACTCTATGTGAGGACTGCCATAGAATGAAACATGGTAAATAACTTTGTTAACCTGCTCGTCCGGTCTGTGAAGATATGACGGGCAAACATGGGGATGTAGCTCAGTGGATAGAGCGCCGTGTGTGGTGGAAGGTTGAGAGTTCGATTCTCTCAAGTTGATTCTTAGCTTAACGGGAGAGCACCACAAGCGGAGGTCGATGGTTCGAATCCGTCCATTTCCACAAGCCTTTAGGATGGTCGAAGCAGAAGTAGAGACAAACAAACTTATATAAGTTTACGGGCTGCCAAATGATGTGGCTATACACGACGGAAAGACGCCGAAAAACCTATAAGTGTTTCTATGAAGTAGCTGAAAAGTTGTTGTAATGCCCCGGAGAATATGCTTCGGGGCTTTTAATTAGAAACCTATAAATATTAGATATGAAACAGGTAAGTAGTAAACAAGCTCAGAGAAACAGGGAGGTTGCTAAAATAAAGCAGTCGCTTTCCCCCTTTTGTGTAATATGTGGCAAGCCAGCAGTAGATGCTGCGCATTTGGTTCCTAAGAGCATGTATCCAGAACATTATACCAATCCTCAGAACATCGTAGGATTGTGCAGAGAATGCCATAATAGGTACGATAATAACTTAGCATTCAGACAGAGGCAGAAGCGTCTTATAGAGCGTGTGAAGTCTTTTGATGAATGTGCTGCAAATAGATATTTCCGTTTATGAATAAGAATATTAGTTATGAATGTAGAATTTAACTTGTATGCAAATGGAAAGTTGTTTTTGATCTTTCCATTTAACATGGATTTTGTTCCTACTATAGGTGATAATGTTTGGGCTGTTGATATTTTTTTTAAATATATAAAAGCCTATAATATTCCAAATCCTGAATTTCTTTTTATCGATGAGAAGTCTTTTCTTACTTTGGAAGACATGAGAGAAGTAAGTTATAAAGTATATGAAAGGTTTTTGGACGAAGATATGAATATCAGAATTAACCTCGAAGCTGTTGGGCTAGAATATAAGTTATTCAAAGAAAGATTGATAGAAATAGATTTTTACGATGTGGATAGATGTATTAATTATCTCAAAGAAAACATCAAAAGAGGGGCTTATAATAAACCACAATTAGACATCAATGAATAGTTATCAACTAATTTCCAAGCTTCGAAAGGTGCGTGATGATACTTACCTTACTACAGCAGCGCAAGCTTTATATCATGAGCTTGTAGCGATTTGTAATGATATGAAGTGGAAGGATGTGTTTTTCGTTCGTAGTAATATTCTTTGTGGGAATTTAGATATGTCTGATAATACTCTTCGCAAGTCGAGGGAGTGTTTATCTAACGCTGGTCTTATTCATTTTCGATCCAGTAAAGACAAACGCATAGGATGTTATTATTCATTCATGAAAAGTATCAGTGATGATTTACTATCATCCGCAACATCATCCGCAACATCATCCGCAATATCATTCGCAACATCATCCGCAAAAAATGAGGATGATAAAAATACATCATCCGCAATATCATCCGCAAATATTGAGGATGAAACGCAAATTCCACCTATTATAGATAATATAAACATAAAACAAGAAGAGAGTCTCGCGCATACGCACGAGAGCACCCCACCCGAGAAGCCTAAGCGATCTAGGAAAAAAGAAGGAGATGCGAAGCCTTTAGTTTACCCTTTTACTTCGATAGCATTTATGTCGGCATGGACGGAACTTGTGAAAACTCCAAAATGGAAAGGAAAGCTAAATTATGCTTTGCAGATTTCATTAAACAAGCTGGGTAAATTTGAAGAAGAGTTCGCTATCCGACAAATAGAGCGAGCTATAGAATCTAATTGGACTGGAGTCGTATTCTCTGGTACTGAACGTGATTATCAAGAATGGCTAAAACAAAAAAAGTATGGAAACAATCAGAAACCTTGTACAAGCAAGCAGGAAGCAAATGACCATGCCTTGCAGCAATTCATTACCGAGCGTCAGCGTAGAGAGCAAGGCTTGGTTAACGAAGTGGAAAGACCCTTCTGATATTGAGCGTGTCTTTTCTCCGACAAATTGGGCTTATGTAGCTCATAATCCTGAAAAAGCATATTTTTCAAATTGTCCCACGATTCAGAAGTATGACGAAGTTTATGGAGACGGCAATGCGGAAATGTGGATTTATGCACAAGTACTGGCATTATTTGGGTCTAGTTCTTGTAAAGACGAAGGGGTAGCACAAGGAATCGGAATATTTGCTCAGACATTTGCGTCGTCTGTTCAGATATACAAGTTATCAGAACTAATGCTGTTTTTTTCTCGATACAAGTCCGGAAGATACGATAACTCTTTTTCTCAATTTGATGCCCGAAGGATTGGAAATGCTTTTTTCAAAGAGTTTATTCCAGAGAGACAGAAAGAAATTGATCGATGTGAAAAGCGAAAGATTAATGAGGAAGCATTAGCTAGACGGGAATTGCCTGCCGGATATACAATCCCCAAAGGGTATAATCCCTATACTTGGTATTTGGAGACTAAGAGACGTGCTGCCAACGGAGACAAAGAAGCTATTGAGAAATTAAAATATCCCCAAGTATGATTAACATAGTGGTCTATCAGATCGCTATTTTTTTATTTAATAACCAAAACGTTTTCCTGATATCGGGGAGACGATCAAAACTGCAAAAATATGAGTGAAATCGATATTCTAAAAGGTCAGATAGAGAGCTTACATGCTGCTCTTGTTGCAAAGGAAGAAACTCACAAAATAGAGATTTGTAAGTTAATAGAAATAGATTTGAATGACACCGTTAGTGTAGAACTCACAGAATGGGGAGCTACATATCTTAATGCGATGAATACATTTAAGGAAATGACTACCCCGCAGGAATGTCATTATAAAACTGACTATAAAGCAGGTGATGTTTACAAAAAACAACTTTGGCAGTTGATATTAGAGTTCAAAGATGGGATTAAGTTTGATAAAGAGAAAGCTTTTAATAAGTTGGCAAAAGTAATTAACTAATAACAAGAAAAAATAGAAACAAATCAACTAGCCTTGGGAGGGCTTTGTAAAACCCAAATTAATTGTATATGGAAACTAATACTCAAGAAAACAAAAAGAAATTGGAAGAACTAGAAGAGGCGGCTAAGCCATTGATTAAGTACCTGTGTGAAAATTACCATCCTCATGTAACTGCAATTGTGACTCCTACAAGCGTAGAAGTGATGGAGGGTATTCAAGCCGTTCCCAATATAACCGAATTTGTTGTTGACTAATACTTTGCCATACAGGAGGTGTTCAACTTCTGTATGGCTCAAATCAATAATAATAATGAATAAAGATAATATTATTCCACCGATGACGCATCCTTATGGGATGTGTTGGCAACAGCCGCCAACCTACCTGATACTAATTGATGATACTCATGCAGTGATGAGTAGACTTGATTTTGAAATACTCATGGATTATACTCGTTCTCAACCGTCAGCTCTCTATAATGGTAAAATGTGGAAAGCACAATATGAGAATGAGAAGACGAATGAGATAGACATTGCATATCGTGAAATTTTGATAATTGACTAATAACAAATCAGAAAGGAGCTAATATGACATTAAAACAAGTGTAGTAATCACCGTCACACTTATTTCAGATATATTATTGATTGTTTCAAGATGGTTTGGGATAATTTTGTGAAATGGGTAAACGGAACGACAATAAAAAATGTAATGTAGACAATATAACCAAATAAATAAGTATATTTGCGTAGTGTTATGTAATTTATGTAAATGATATGAGCCTGAGTTATACATTAGATAATAGTAGAAGAGAATACTGGATAGAACAGATAAATTCTATTCATACTCAAATACCAAAATTATCACTTGACCGTACTGTAGAATTAAATTTCTGTAATATAAAAAAGGAGGAATTTACTCCAGTACATATTGTATTACTAGCATGTCTATGCGAACATTTGCATCGGTTAAAATTTAATATAATAGTTAACGCTAGAGCTGAAATAGTAGATTTTTTGAAAGAAGAGCTTAAATTTCATTTGTATTTTGATAACTCTAGCAGTGAACATATTGAGTCTGACAACAGTTCTATATTAAATTTGTGGAAAGTCGTAAAAAATAGAGCTCAGGGATATAGCATAAGTGTTACAACCTTTTTCCGCAGAACATGTTTTGATGGATATGACTTAACAGGACTTCAGACTTCATTGGATGAAATATATAACAATATTGCGGATCATTCAGAATCCAACGAGAATGCATTCTCTTATATTAGTTATGATGAGGAAAAGCACATGATTCATGTTGCTGCTTGTGACTTTGGCGTAGGTATTCCGTTTACATTAAAAAGAGCTGGATATAATTATGAGAATGATGCGGAAGCTATAAGACAATCTTTGGAAATAGGTGTTTCTGCAAAATCTCAAACGCACAACAAAGGTTTTGGACTGGATAATGTCACATCCAATCTTTCTGAGGATGGTATGTTAAGAATGGTGAGTAATAGTGGCGTTGTATTTTGTACAAATGCTAAGAATAATGTAAAACAGTATCTAATAGATTATAATTTTCAAGGGACTTTGGTCTTTTTTGATATATGTATAGATACATTTGAAGAAATGTTGGACGATATAATGATTTGATATGAAAAATGTAGTATTATTAAAAGACATACTGAAGGATAATCAATATCCAGAAGCAGGTGTGTTATTATTTAAAATAGCAAAAGAGGCTATAGATAATGGGGAAACCCTTATTTTAAATATGTGCGAGGTCGAATCTGTGCCAACTGTATTTATGAATACATCCTTTGGGGAACTTATTGCATCGTATGGAGTTGAAAAGACAAAGAAAGTTTTTCTTTTTAAAAGCATAACTAAAGCGCAGGTTCAAAGAATACGGAAGTACTTTGCAGATTATGAAAATATTGTTATGAAAAAAGATTGAATATCTTTTGAAAAATAGTATACGAGGAGGTTGTGTCAAAACATTGACACAACCTTTTTTATTTTTCCAAATACATTTTAGTTCTATCAAGAGTTAATTTATTCGTTTGAAATTTAAAATTGAACAATCATGAATAAAATAAGACTAATACTTCGTTGGTTATTTATTCCATTGTGGACTACACTATTTTTTGTGTATTTGCTTATATGGTATATACAAATGAGTTGGTACTATTTCAGCTTTCAAGATTATTGGAATGCTTTTCTAATATTATGGGATAAAATAATGCTATTAATGAGATTAAAAACAATATAGAAATATGGAAAAAGTAACAGTAAAAATAGAGTTAGAGCGAGAAGATGTCTCTACTCTCATGTTCCTTGCTGGTGGAAAGTTATCAGAAGAACAATGGAATAAGCTCAAAGGTACAGAATACACGGTGGAAGATGATGACTTGGAAGGTCAGGCAATCCAGTTGAAGTTGGCTATTAGTGGTATCGTAGTTGGCAATCTTCTAAAAAAGGAACTTTCAGAAGGTGAAGTTTCTAGTAAATCAACTTATCGAGAGAAGTTAATAGCTATGCGTAAGGAGATGGAAGAAAGGGGGCTCATGGTAGGGAATATTCGTATTAGACGTAGGAAAGATAAATACCATGTTATGGAAGAGCAGGGAGATGGTAGATACTTTACTATTGAAGGAGGAGAATGTAATTCAAAGGAGGATGCCATAAAGCTAAAAAAACGATATCTGTTCGTTAGAGAGAAAGTTAGATTGTTCAATCAGAATCTTAGAATACAATTGAGAGAAAAGAAGAAACCAAATGGATAATCACATAAATCAAAGTTTGTATGCTGATTCAATAAAAGAAGCTACAAAAGTAGAGTTCCTTGCAAGTAGTGAGGAACTTTTTTTATATGCTGTCTCCCTGTATAACTCGATGATGTGGGGAAGAAAGATTGACCGGGAAAATCTTAGAAGTAAGAAGAGAGTAAAAAAATTAGGGAGAACTAGCAGGGTGTAAAAGCTTTGTTCTCCCTAATCAACACGATGATGTAGCAAATATACTATTTACTTTTTAAATTATCGTGTATGGAGAGAAAAATTAATGAAAAAACGTGGGTGAATGTACGTGAAATCGGGGTAATGTTAAATGTCCATGCCTTTGTAGTATATTCATATTTAATGCAGATAGGGGTAAGGTGCATTAAGGATCGGTATGGGAACGGATATGTCAACGGAGTAGATATTACAAAGAACTTTGAAGGTTTAAAGAAATTCGTGAAAGGATTGAGGAATGGAAGAAAAGAGCAAGCCCCCCTCAAAGAGCTGGCTTTTATTGATCCTGTGATAGGGAGTCATAATGATTGGGAGAGTAAAGCGGATGGCTTGGACAAGGTGAAGAAGGATTTTTATGCCTCATATACAAATCAGGTCTACAGGATTAATCACTACCAGAATTTAAAGAAGGCTTTGTTCCGGTGGGAGCGTGCCACGAGAGTTTGGAAGTACGTGGAAGAAGAAAGAACTGCACAAGACCCTAATGAATGGATGGAGAGCATTTCGTTAAAATACAAGCTGTGTAATACGATATACGATGAAGAACGCCGTAAATCTGTACTTGATACAATTTGACATGGCTGTAAGAGTGATATCGGGTAAATTTGCTATTGATATAAAACTGATTATAGCATGGCGTACAATTTAAAGGAAATGACTGAAATGTGCTCTAAATGGGTGGCTGAAAATGGGCTAATGGAGCATGGCGGTGCGAGGTTGAAAGACTTTTGCGCTCATTTCGGCATAGACTCTCAAACATACTATCGTTGGCTTGAAAATGCGGATTTTGCGGATGCTATAAAAAAAGGGAAAAATGAGTTTAAGGAGAAGCTAGAGCAGAGGTTAGTTGAATCTCTGTCAAAAGCTGCTTGCGGATATGAATTTGAGGAAACTAAAACCGAATATGAAGGGAAGAAAGTAAAGAAGAAAATAGTAACAGTGAAGAATGTAGAGGCGAATGTTGGTGCTGCTATATTCTTGCTTACAAATATATCTCCTGATCGTTGGCGTAATAAACAAACTGGAACCGATGTGAAGACGGAAGGAGTAACATTGAAGGTCGAAGTATTGAAAGAAGAATCGGTTAGTAATATTAAGAAGCTCTCCACACTATCGCAGAAACGGAAGATGAAAGGAGAGGGGGAAACAGAAGACTCTGGACAATGAAAACGACCTATGTTTTTGACAGGCTATTAGAAGCCACGGTAAATCCGGTGATTCGTGGAGTATCTTCACGGGGTGGTACTCGATCTTCTAAAACGTGGAGCATGTTACAGTTGCTTTTTCTTATTGCCGAGAAGTCAGAAGCTCCTTTGCTCATATCGTGTGTAACTGATACAATGCCGGGAGTGAAACGTGGTATGTTTCGCGATTTCAAACGTATGTTGCAAGATGAAGGTCTTTGGAATGGCAAGGCAATGAATTTAACCGAAATGACTTACACTTTTCCTAATGGATCACAGATAGAGTTTTTCGGTTGTGAGAATGCTGCGAAAGTATTTGGTCCTGCACGTGATATCCTGTTTGTAAACGAAGCACAGAGGGTCCCGAAAGAAGTATTCCGGCAAATGGCGGTTCGTACTCGTTTGATGCTGTATGTAGACTTTAATCCGGTTAAGAAGTTTTGGGCACACGACTATTTCAAGGGTCCCGGCATGGTGGAAATCGTCAGCACCTACAAGGATAATCCATATTTGACACCGGAGCAGATCGAAGAGATTGAGAGAAATAAGGCTGATGAAAACTGGTGGCGAATCTTCGGACTTGGTGAAACAGGAGGAACCGAAGGACTGGTATATCCTGAATATGATATTGTGCCGGAGTTTCCTGCGAATTGTAAATGGTGTCTTGGTCTTGACTTCGGTTTCTCTGGTGATCCTACGGTGATTGTAAAAGTTGGCTTCGATAAAGATGATCTTTATGTTCAAGAGATCGCATACTCTACAGGGCTGTTGAATTGGGATATTGCGAATGTCTTGCGCAAGAATGGGCTACATAAAGTTACCACTATTGCGGATAATCAAGAGGCGAAGAGTATTGCTGAGATTTCTCGTTTGGGATGCCGCATATTTCCATGTATAAAGGGAAAAGGATCAATCATGGCAGGTATTTCACAAGTGAAACAGTTTAAAATGCACATTGTACAAGGTAGTCGAGGCATACAGGACGAAGCAGATAATTACTCGTATGTATTTGACAAGATGACCGGACTCTATGATACGAACGAGGCAGTAGACGAAAATAATCACGCTATGGACGCTATACGATACGCGACTGAGTTTCTGATCGCCAAGTATCGTCCCGGCAAGAAACAAAGAAAAGATGAAGAAAAGCGAAATTAAAACCTTTCGGGGATATGTGCGATATCAGATATATCGCCTATTTACCCCATTTCGTTGGTTATGGAAGACGTTTGTTCGTTTGACAAGTAGATATCAACGCTTGATGCAATTACGGCGTATAGCGAACCTAAAACCGGATGCTGTGGAGAGTCTTTCGCAAGATGAAGCCGCACTTCTGCATTATATGTCGGAATACTTAATACCTTCCCGCTGGGTAACACGTAATGGACAGATCATTTATACGTGTCCATCAGTTGAAGATGTAACTCTCTGGCAGATGATCGAAGCACGCAGAGCTGAAACAGTATTAGAACGTATTAGCGGATGGACTGGGGGATATGTACCAGAAACTGTTGCTGATATGGTGAAACTGACGAAGTACATTGTAGAGCAGATCGGACAGGCTGACGAGCTGGAACGTGTACTGTTACCGGGGGGAGGTGGTTCCGGTGAATCGAATCCAATCACAGAAGCTAAAAGTGTGCTAGGAATGGTACAGATCACATCCGAACTGTTTAACTGCTCATTCGAAGATGCGAAGAAGATAAACTACTCAGATGCTATTCTAGCGATCAGCAAGAGACATGATGAAGTAGAGAAACAAAAATCTAAAACTAAATAATCATGGGAAAGAAATACTCAATTAATTCAGCGGGGTTCATAGTAGCCGAGAGAGACGTTTACTCTCTTGGCGGCTTCATCCCAAAAGGGAATATAGGAGGAAAGATAGCCTCCGAAGAACAACTTTCACAGGATGGCGAATGCTGGATAGCGGGCGGAGATATCTCCAGTCGCCCGGATATCCGTATAAAAGATAATGCTTTTATAGGAAATTTCAATTCCGGTTCGAATCCGGTTCACACCGATGGAATAACGGAGTTTAGCGGAAATACTAAAATTCCGGGACAAATCAGTATTAGAGCTTTTTCGGCAGACTCCAAGTGTGACATGATTGTGCGGGACAGCTTTATAGGTATTTTTATGGACTGTGTTTGCGGTCCTGCTACAAATACGAAAGCATTCCCGTTTGAGCAGGGACGATTTAATCAAGACGCGCCAAAAGGGACATTATTTACCAGTGCTACGATGCGCGTAGACGCCGACAATTTTGTACGGAACACCGCCGTTCTTAGAATAGGAAAAGATACGCATATCTATGTTCCGCAGGGATTTAATGCGCGAATATATTGGGCTTATTATAATGATTCGCCATCCGGATTCGCCTATGCAGGAGAAAGCGAAACGGCAACATCCGCATTGTATAAACTATCGCACCCGGTATATAACACGTGTATGGTAGCCTACGCAAGAAATCCTACGTTAACTCCGGCAGAATTAGAGGCTTCCGGTGCTAGAGTAATCGGTCACATTAGCGGTTCCCTTCTCATGGACCTACGCCCCGAATCTGCATCCGGCGTTTATGTTATGGACGGTTCCGAATTTATAATGCCTACGGATAACTTCGGCTTGAACGTTACGCAGCTTCGGTTCTTGGCTGGCGGGCTGATCAACACGACTATGTACACGAAAACAGACCGACAGGACTATAAACCTTATGGAACATTCAGAAACGTAGAACATCTAGAGTATACCAAGTATCTAGCAGATTCTTTCAGAAGTAATCAATACCGGGACGCATTCATCTCGGCTTATGATTGTCCTTTGCTAAGAGTAGATGATGATACATTCGGAACTACACTAACAGGTGAACATCGATTGATTTTACGAAACTGTATTGTTCCGAAAGCAATGTTTACCCACAACAAAGTTCTAGGCGATACGTACGAAAACATAGATTTCTCGTACGCGCAGGAGCATATAGGGAAAGCGATAGCAGGAAGAACGTCACGCAGTAGTCATTTGCAAGGACACTACGACCTGTTTAGTTTAGCCCCTGCAAATGAGTTAACAGGAGTTATCAGCAGACCGGAGAATCTAGATAATACCGCCCGTCTTACTGAGGCTCACGTATATATTCAGTTAGACGGTGATATCATTGAGCAAGGTGGATATAATGTAGGTTCCTCCGGTAGCTATGAGATTTATAAAATCGCTGACCCTAATAGGGTGAGAATTAAAAGACCGCTGTCTACTAGAGGCGCCGTTTTTCCATCTCTTCCTTCTAATTACCGGATGAAAGCGGTATTGTATCTAGATGACGCTTTTATCGCTAAAACCTACGAGACAGATGTAACAACGCTGAAAGATGAGTACCCGTACTTTGTTGCATCCTTCCGGAAAGAGGACGACTCTGCTATAACCGTCAAAGAGTTCATTTCTAAAGGTCTTTTTATACAAAGTTCGGACTACACAAAGTATCCGATAATCTCCGGTAGCGGATACGTAGGTGCGGGCGTAACGGTGAGAGGCGATGTTCAAGTGATCGGACAGAAATACGAAAAGCGTTATTTCGATATTAATGAGTGGGAAAAGGGAAGTATAAACGAAAACTTAATACCACAAGGGTGGGAAGCTGCTAAAAATCCTTCCCCGGGTCCGACCGACGTCGACCGTAGAAGGCTTAAAAGAGTTATACCTATAGACTTTGGCGAAAAGGTATCATGTAATTCGGGATATTGGTTTAAATGCTATGTGTATGCTTCCGATGGTACATATCTTGGTACATCTAATTGGTCACAGTCATGGATCGTTAATCCGAGTAGGGCTGCTTTCGTGGGGGTTATCTTGAAAAAATCCGAAGCCGCAGGTGGTACGGGATATATAGAAGATTCCGACATACCATTGGCAGAAGTTCGGTACGTCACCGAGTTTAAGAAATCCCGGTATATTACGAACGAGCTGGATCGGAAGGACCCTAGTGATACCCTTCTTACTCCGGATTATTGGGAACAAGGGACCTTATCGGGTGGATCAGCCGACGCTGGCAAAACCTACGAAGATCTTAAAGCGTCCTCTCTGTCATGGGTACGTCTTAAAAGACCGATAAACGCCTCTGCTATTTCGAACGTTCCACCTTTTGGCGCGTATCAGTACTATTTTAGGACATTAGACGCAGTTACAAAGTTTACTCCGGATGTTCCTACTAGCAACATCAAAACAGCCTTGTTAGGGTGGATCATAGGAAAATCGCCTACGGCTAACACTACGCCCGCCGATGTTCCTAGTTCTAGGCTATTACTAGAGTACGTCCCCACCCCGCGAATCGTAGTTCCTTATGGGTCCGCTACACTGATAGTTAATGGAGTTAAAATCCGGATGTACGACAATGCCGTGTTATCCCGGAACTTAAGCCAAGAAGGGGATATTGTTTTGCAGGGTAACGCCGTAATGGGGTACGACTTTGATTCGGGGTCGTGTATGTGTTCTAATGGTCATAGTGACGCAATTATAAAGCTACCATGATATTCAGTGATATACTAAACTTTATGGATGGGGAAGCCGTGAAACTCGGCTTGCCTATCTATTTCGGAGATACGTCTACTATTAACGAGCTAGTGAATGACATCTCAGGTATGTTCTTAACGTTTGATGTCCCGGACGGTGGTATGTCTAAGTTGCCTCCTGCCACCCGGAAGTATAATGTAGTATTACAGTGCTTAGATAAATCGTACTATCTTACGGATAACGTTGCCGAACTTGATACATTAATGCGTACCGATTTGGCTTTAAACAAACTAATGTCCGCTTTTGTGTGTCACTTCGATGTGGATGGATTGAGTTTCAAGAAGGTACAGAATATCTATGACTCAATGAAGTCCGGTTGGAGTGTAACATTTTCTATAACAGATGATTTATTGAACTATGGATAAGGAGATATTGCAGGTTGTAGAACAGATAAAAAAGGAAATTTTCGAATCTTATGTTTCGAAAGGTTTGGTAGCGTCTGGTGAATTTGGGCGTGATCTAAAAGTAAACGATCTCGGTGATAGGGTAACTATTACTGCACCGCATTATGTCGTACAGATGGAGCAGGGTAGGAAAGCGGGGAGTTTTCCGCCTGTCTCCGCCATTAAAAAGTGGATTCAAGACAAGAACCGGACGGTTGGTGCAAACATCCCGGAGGAAGCAGCTTTCGCCATCGCTTATGTGATGAAGCGGGACGGCATCAAAGTTCCTAACAAATTCAACGGTGGCGGGGTAGTCTCCGACATCATTAATCCAGAACGGGTGAAACGGCTGACGCTGGATATAAACAAGATCATAAAGGCGAAAATTCTAACAATATTAACGCAATGAAAGTACAAGTACCAAGAATAGGTCTGAACGTAGACATCCCCGATGGCAAGGTCTACAACTATCCTGGATGTCTGTCCATTTGGGACAACATCCCATTAAAGCTGATCGTTACGGATCTGCCTACGGACATCATAGTATACTTCTATGTGCAATGCCGATCCTCCCTAGACTCGTTCTACGTGGCTAACCTAGAACCTGTCAATGGGATAGAGATCGATGTGGCATCTCACTTCTATCCGCTTCTCCCGGCATACAAAGACCGGATAGCCGGGTATACTGTGGAGCTAGGGATAACTCACAGGGCTAACCTAACTGCTGCTGTGCAGACTCAGATGTTCCGGATGCCCATAATGAACCTAGCCAGCCGGAATAACATCAACCGGGTATCAAAATATGACACGGACTTCCGGGATGACTTGGGACGCAGAGCACCGCTAGCGCATACGCTGGATGACGATTTTTTCATCAACAGCCAATACCACGATCGGGTCTATGACTTGGATATGGTTTATCAAGATGGCTCCGTGGATAAAGCGACTTATGTGCAAGGTAGCGGTCTTCCGGACGCATGTCAATTCAAGAAGGTTACGATAAAGAATCCGGATGGGTCCGTAGCTGCTGTTAAGGTTTATCCGGAAGAGGTGCACGCATGCGGAGCTATTACACTGAAATGGCTAAACTCGTGTGGGTCCTACGATGCGATCTCCTGCAACAATTGGAGCACGCAGCCTACGATCACACAGGGCTTGGACGGTGGCACAGTAACCAAGCGGGAGTTGACCTGCGTATTCGAACTGACTGAGGCTAACAAGTTCGCTCTTGATGTCCTGTCAACGTCTCCGGACGTGACGGTGCGAGGCTTGGACGGTGTTCCTCATGACACCAAGATGCGGTGTTCCTCGACTACGGGAGTCAAGTATACGGCATCCGGCTTGGCGAGAACGGCAACTTTAAAATTCCAATACTAACATGGATATAAAGATACAGATAAACGGTACATTCTTGGAGGGTCTGACTAAGACAGATGTCAAACTCTCCATCAATGCGTCATCTCCCTACTCGTTTGGGGAATCTACCCGTACCTACTCGGCTAACATCAAAGCACCGAGAAACCGGGTCAACGATGGTATCTTCTATCAGATGCGCAACTTCGGCTACGTGATGCGTGATACGAAGTACGAGGCTAGGATTTACATAGGCGGGACAGCGATCAACAAGCGGTTCAAAGCTAAGGTGACCTGCGATGAGGAGAGCTACAGCATTGCCCTTTCTCAGTCAGACCTTAAGATGTCGCAGTTGCCGAAGGAAGTCGTGGAGGCTACGCTCATCGACTCGAATGTGGGCAATACCCGGTTCTTCCGAGCTAGCGATTTGATCACGAAAGCACTAGGTTCTCCTACTCCCGTGTCATTCCCATCTATTGACTACGGAGGATATGCACCGGGTCTGATCATAGAGAACAAGGGTCAGATAGGTATTTCCGATCTACTTGTAGGCAAGTCAGTTACCGTGTTTTGGCGGTACGCTTCCGAGACCGACGACGGTACGAAATATTTTAGAGGGAACTTCTTAGACATCAAGGAGTACGATACCCGGACAGCCATAACAGCACCGGGTGGGGTGACATCATCAACCGTAGCTGTGGTCACTATGGACAACAACGCTTACATCACGCTGGACATGTCTAAGGTAGGCACAATGCTGAACTATGTGGTCCTCAAGGCTGTGGACAACAATCAGACGATCGCCATCTTCCAAAAGGACGCTGATCAGAATGATATCACGCAGGTACGCTACAAGTACGTGTCCACTACTTTCAACATCCCGATATACACGTATCACGGGATGTATATCAGCAGGGACATCAATGACTACAATAAGTTGGATGCGCTTCCGCCATCATTCATGTCACCGGATGAAGCCGTAAACCTGTCGGGAAAGATAACATCGCTTCAGAATACCGCAGGACTTACGCAGGAATTTGGAAACTGCGGAGTATCGGATGCCATAACGTATCTCACCGACATATGCAAGATATTTCAGTGGGGGTGGAAATTTACGCTGAACGTGGACGATAGCGGCAACACGGGAGTCATAGTCAACGTGTACAAACTGATAGCTGATGATGCCCGCAACGTAGATCGGAACCACGGTCCGATAACCTTCAACGAGTTCCGGCAGGATTGGTCAGACTTTTACCTGTCAACCGACAAGATCGAGGATTCCGAGGGCTTCCCGAACACCGCAGTGTTCAAGATCGGGGATTTCTTCAAAAGTTTGCAGGTTTCTAAGGCATCATTCACGGCTAAGGGAGACATCGTGGAATCCAATGTCCCATATCCTCAAGACGGTACGTATCCTAGATTCGCCATTCGTAAAGGAGCGGTGGGAAGCGGGTCTACTTGGGTAGAATACTTCAAGTCGATCGAGTACACGCAGTCACTACAGAAGTACTACGGGCTGTTTTCGGACGCATTGGACGTGACAATTAAGGCTAAAATACCTTATTATCACATCGAAAACAACTATAAGGAGAACGGGATAGTGTGGTTTAAGCAGTTAAATGCGTTCTTCTATGTCCGGTCGATCACGGACTACAACATTTCCACGCAGGAATGTAAGGTAAAACTAACTAAAATTAATTTATTAAGACAAAAATAATGGCAGAAGATGTAACATTACTAGATTTATCGTTCAAAACGGAGAAAGCCGTAGAAGGTTTGGACGCTCTTATTAAGAAATCGCTAGAACTAGCGGAGGAAAAGAAGCAGCTAACTACTACTCTAAACAATGAAAAGAAGGCTTTAGAGGAAGTTCGGAAGGCTTATGCGGATAACAAAACGGATCAGACAGCCGCAAAGAAACAAATGGAGCAGCTGGAGACTAACATCATCTCTAACACCAAGAAGCTAAACGATATGAAGACGGCTGTCTCTGAAAATGCAGCGCAGATCAAGGCGCACACCACTATTGTTAATGCTGGTGCAGAAACTGTAGAATCCATGCGGGCACAATTGGCGTTGAACACGAAGGCATTAAACAAAATGTCCGTGGAGGAACGCACTACCAAAGAATCCGGAATACAGCTAGTCAAGCAGACTAAAGAACTATCGGACCGATTGAAGGACCTAGAGAAAGGGGTAGGTGATACCCGTAGAAACGTGGGTAACTACGCAGAAGACATAGAGACTGCTACGGCTAATTTAGGCGGAATGACAGGCGCAACCGGGCAAATGGTCAAGGGTATGTCTGGGGGGATTGCTTCTATCAAGGCGTTCAACGCTGCATTGATGGCGAATCCTTTTGTCGCTATCGCTTCGGTTATTCTTACTGTGATCTCTGTTATCGGAAAGTTGATGGACCGAAACGATGAATTGGCGAACTCCGTTAAGACCATCCTTGCCCCAATGGAGTTTATTATAACGAGGGTACTTGATGCCATAGCTCTGTTTTTCTCAGAGGTCGTTAAGGTGTTCGAATGGCTGGCAGAGGCTTATATCAAGGTTTATAACTGGCTTGGTCTTATTTCGGATGAAACCGTAAAATCCATCAATACGGCGAAGGGGCTAGTAGCGGAAGAAGAC